CTATGTGCCTTGGAACCGCATCAAAGAATACGAAGACAATATCCAAGCAAGCCCCAAGGGTTACTTCAAAGGTTTGGTAAACCTAGGGCAGTTAGGTAAGCTTACCGGTAGCGATGACCAAATTAACAACGTGTTTGATAACATGGTTGGTTTGTCGTTTTGGATGGTAAATAGCTCTGTACGTAATCACGCCGCATCAAAAATGGTAGATGCACTTACCAAAATAGATGCAAGAGAAGTGAAGCCGGGCATGGCAATAGACCCAACTCGTGCTATTTATGTATATAAAGAAGGTACGCCAAGAGTATACGAACTAGGTACGGCTGCTGACGTATATGCGTTCAAGGGTATTGAAAGCATTGGTGGGCCACTATTAGATGGGTTCTCATCTATTTCTAACCTGTTGCGTAAAACTACCACAGCGATGCCTTCGTTTGCTGTATCGCAGTTATTCCAAGACTCGTACCGCGCTATGTTAATGTCGGGCGTCAAGAGCCCATTAAAAGTACCCGGCAAAGTTCTTGGTAACTTTGTAGGTGCTTTACGTAAAGACAATCTGTCTGACCAATTAGCTTCCTACGGTATTGTTGGCGCATACGACCTAGTACCTAACCGTGCTAAAGATGAGATTGAAAAGACGCTCGGTATTAAGCGTCGTGGCATCACAGAGACAATCTTCAACAAGTTTGAAGATATATCCTTGGCTTCTGATGCGGCACAACGTCGTGCAGTATTCCAACAAACAATGGAAGAGACTGGCGATTTAGCCCTTGCTTTGTACCGCGCACAGGAAATTATTAACTTTAAGCGTCAAGGTGCTAACCGCACTATCGGCGTCCTGCGGCAAATTGTTCCGTTCTTCAACGCCTATCTACAAGGTATGGACGTTCTTGCTCGTTCTATGGCTGGTACAGGACTATCGACCGCTGAAAAAGGCGAGGCTATCAAGCTGTTTGTAGCAACCGCCGCCAAGCTAACCGTTCTCTCAACTATCTATGCCGCTATGGTGGCTGGTGACGACGAGTACGAGCAGTTGCGTGATTACGAAAAAGATAAGAGTTTTATTATTCCGGGCACTGGATTTAAGATTCCTGTTGCGCCTGAAGTAGGTTTTATGTTCAAAGTTATCCCTGAGCGCCTATACCACTACGTTATGTCTCAAGGAACTGACCGCCCCGACGACGCTAAGAAGACCATGATTGGTTTGAGAGATGCGTTTATTGATGCGTTTACTGGTCCAAACCTAACCCCACAAGCCGCTAAACCTGCGCTTGAAGTTATGGTTAATTACTCGTTCTTTACCGGTGCACCGATCATTGGTCGGGGCATGGAGACAAAAGAGCCATATCTACAGTTTACAAACGCTACATCAGAGCTGGCAAAACTTATTGGCGGCGCAACAAATACGTCGCCAATGAAGTGGGACTATTTAATTAAGGGGTACACAGGTATTGCCGGTGGTACTGCGTTAGCTATAAGTGATGAGATTATTGCACAGGCAACCGGCATGGAAAGACCTGACCGCCGGATTTATGAGCAACCACAGATTCGTACGTTTATGTACGACAAGGTAGCTGGCGGAGATAAAGAGGATTTTTATAGCCTTCGGGACGAAGTTCGTAGAACTGTTGATACAGTGAACGCATTGAAGGCTGAAGGTAAAGTAGAAGAACTTCAAAAATACTTAGAGAATCCAGATAAGTTTGGTTTGTATTTGCTTAAGTCTTCTATTAATGGTATTGAGCAACGGCTAGAGAATATTCGTAGATACAAAAAAGTTATATCTGCCGACCCAAATATGTCGGGCGCGGACAAAAAAGATACGCTTGAACAGTTTGAAATGTTAGAAAACGAGTTGTTGCGTACCTATAATATCCCCCGACTTCGGGCTTACGCTAGGTCTATGGAGTGAAAAAGAACCCCGCAGGAAGTGGCGGGGCTAAGTCCTCGTGCTTTTTGAGGAGAAGAGTGAGTTAATTATCACTCAACCCGCCATATTCGCAAGCCATACAGACCCTTTTCTATAACTTCTTTACAGATAATCTTATAACCCCACCGCTCTGCTTCGGCTTTCAAAGTTTTGCAGTGGGATTTCCGGTCTAAACAAGGGACAAAAAAAGACTGCCCCGGCTCAAACTTCTTCCACGGAATCAGCACTATCAGATTCAGGATCTTCAGCATTTAAGAACTTGTCTTCACGGAAAAAGTCTAGCTTGGTAGCATCAAACATAAAGGCCGGTACGTTTACTTCCGCGCCCATGATCGTGCCGGCAGTCATACGCTTGCGCTTAGTGCCAAGGAACGCCTTGTTCTTCCTGTGCATTGACAACGACTCGTCAACGTTGAGTTGCATCTTGGCACATTCGGCTCGGTATTCCTTAGCCACTACAAACAATAGCTTTGTATCGGGCTCGTAGCGGATAGTAAGTGCGCCTTTGGGTTCTCGGATAGGTCCGGTTTCCAGTCCGGTTTTTCCGTCTTTCTTACCGTTAATCGTAAGAGTCTCATGGAACTTGCGATTAATGAACCCACCCAAGAAGTCGCTACTTTCAAGCATCAGCATCTTGTTCTGATGCCTAGAATCTTTAATGTGCTGAATAATATACTTCAGAACCGGCTTGTGGTCAATATCGTGTAGCCCAAGGTTCTTGGAAATAATCCCGCCTACGATAGCAATCGTAGACATAGCCGACCAGTAGCGCTCATGCGATTTAATTTCCGCGGCTTGTTCTATCTTAGACTGCATCGTGCCAATAAACGTAATTACTTCGGGTAAGTGGCTAACGATGTATTGGATGTATGGAAATACGGCATGCCCATAATTGTCATACAGCCGGTTAAAGTGTTTGCGAGACCATTCAGGATCGTCGTTAGGATCGTTGAAGATGTGCAACTCCATAATACGCATCAGTTCGCCTTCGGGAAATGCCTTGATAGATAGCAAGTCATCACGCAAAGATCGGTTAGATGTTGTGATTAGTCCTGTTGCCCACTTCGTATGATTGATGCGCTCTGCGTTTTCTTGCGAACGCATACGGTTCTTGGCGCGACCTTCGGTAATGTCATACGTTAGGTTTGACTTTTGGTCTGCGGGCATATTGGTCATCTCATCAAACAAGATTGGTAAGTTTTGAAATGTGCCAATACGCTGAAGCTTTTGGTTGTAAGTATCTTTGACCCGCATCAATGAGTCTTTGGGGTGTCCGTAGATACTACCAACGGCGTGCAGAATAGTTGTCTTACCTGATCCCGAACCTTGCGACTTAAGACTTAGTAGATAGCCCTCTAGGTTAGTAAATTTAAGCAGGACGTTGCCAAACCCCATAAACAAAGCAAATGCTTTGGCTTCCATGTGGTCACGAGAATAAGCATTGATAACATCTTTCCATATGTGGAAGTCGCCCTTTTGCCTAAACATCGGTACAAGTTCTAATGTAGTTGCCGTGGGTGGGCTATATTTAATTTCCGTAGCCGTGATCTCTTTGTCGCCAAGAATAAAGGCGCTATCGTCAGGTAGCCAGCCAAATTGTTTGCGTGCTAATTCTGCTTCTGAACTAGCTTGCAGTTCCTCTACCCATCTAGTTATGTAAGCCATTAGTGTTTCCTGTTTCTTTCCTAAAACCGCTACGCCCTTCTCAGCAATAGCATCTCTAAATCTATCTTTGGATAGCACCGCAGTCAAGGGCATGATGAACTCACGAACACCATCCTTTGGTAAGTGCAGTCTTAATAAAATACACTCGCCCTTATCGGGATCGTGCATACGTTTGACTACATAAAAGTCGTATGCGTAGACAAGTGTATCTTCGTCTTCATCCGTATCGGGGTTTTTACTACGTACGTACACCCCTCCAACCTTGCCTCGGAAGAAAGGGTATGGGTACTTTGGGATTGTGTATTCCTTGAGTTCGTTTGTTGCCTTTTCTTTCTCGACAACCACGCTTTCTTCTTCGGCTTCCGCAATCTCCTTACCAAGTTGTATTGGTGAGGTAATTTTGTGCGGGCATCCTTGGCACAATTTAGGATTGATCTTCTTAAATGTAGCGCAGGTATACGGTCCTTTAGTGTCGTTTGCCTTCTTCTCTGTTGTGTACTTAGAGTAGTCGGGGTGGTTCTTAGAGATTATGTGTATTGCCTTTTCCCCATCCACACAAGCATGGGCAATACTAAGTCCTGCTCTCCATAAGGGTTCTTCTATCGAATCTTGGTTTTCATAGATATTAACTATCTGTGGACAGCCTTCGCCTTCCAAGCTTTTAATTAGTATCGTCTTAAACCTAGACTGGCTATTGCCCATGAGCGCCATGGTCAACGCATCCATCTCCCTAGGGATAAATGGCTTGCCCTTCATACCCGCAAAAATATCTTGCTCTTGTGTTGTTTCTATGTCAGATACTTTTAAAAGATCTTTGAAAACAGAGTTAGGTACCAGGGAACCTGAAATTACAACCTGAACAGGTATAGGCTCGGCATCCTTGAAGTTGAACGTATTGGGAATACGCAGGATGCGGGCTACGTCAGCCGTAACCACTGGGTCAGCCTTCAAGTCATAGATGTCGCAGAGAAGCTTAAATGCCTCGGCATGGGGTTTCCATTGTTCCTTTGGCATAGGCTCTTCTAGCGCCCAATAAACGTGCAATCCACGCCCTGAATTAACTACCGTAGGCTTAGGCAACCCAAGCTTCTTAACAAACGCTTTGAGCGCTTTCATGCCCTCTTCTTGGGTTTCGTAAGGCTTGCCCTGCCCACAATCCAAATCTATAAAGAAGGACTTCAACGCTACGGCATTAGCGTTTACCCTACCCCCCTTGGGGTCTGCAAAAGATGCTAATGCAAAGTATGTTTCGTATCCGTCGTTTGCTAATGCGTTACCTAATCTTTCTAACTCTTCTATTGACCCAACCAATTTTTGTCTTGGTGCGCCATCTTTCTTCAATCCAACCACGCAGTATTGTCCTGTTGGTGGGAGGATTTGTTGCAAAAATATATTTGTTAACATAATCGCCTTTAACCGTCAAAAATGGATGGGCAGGAGTGGACGGCGATACACTCTCTTCGGGTGCTACCCTAGCCCCCCAGTACTACTTAATCATCAATTTATCAACAAGCTTTTGCATCTTTTCTTGGTGCTTCTGTGGGACATTAGTTTTACCACGAAACCAAGAATAGACTGTCATGCGTGAAACATCAAAGAAGGTGGCTACGTCGGATACAGGAATATCCTTTTGAATACAAGCGTTTCCGAATAACACACCAATCTTTGATTTGTCGGCACTATTCACTTCGTTAATAAACGTAACCGAATAGCCTTTGGACATGGTCTACTCCTCGTCGTCCCAGTCGGCAAGAACCTTACTCAAGTCTTTCTTGGGTGCGGGTTCTTCCTTCTTAGTTGCGCGCTTAGTAGGCTCTTCAACTTCTTCCGGCTCTTCAACTTTAGCTTGGGCTTTTGGCGCAGGCTCGGCTTTAGGAGCAGGTGCCGCTAATTTGGGCGTTGCGTCTGTCTTAGGTTTAGGAACAACCATGGTAATTGCACGCATAGCTGACTCGCTCTTGCCTTGCTCGATAGCTACGGCGATCTCGTTGGATTCCAAAAAGCGCACTGGCTTGAATGTAATCTTAGGAGTAGATGATGCCGTATCAAACCGCATCTCAGTTACTACCGCAGTAATCGGAACGCTCTTAGCGCCAATCATCTTTGCGTACATCTGCAAAGGCCATTTACCCGCTTCGCCCTCACCAAAAATAGATGTGGCAGGTAGGGTTAATTGGAACACGTCGCCACCAATATCGTTGTCTAGCACGACTGCAATACGCTGACTGTACCGGCAAGCACGGCTATCGCCCTGTCCTGAACCTTTGATGTTCTGTGGACAGCTTGCACAACTCTTAGCTTGTGGCTCGGCAATACTGTTGTCGGGGAAGTCTCCGTTAGCAGACCAACAATCAGGAGGTCCGGATTGTCCCTTCTTGTATACACCTGCGTAATATGTGCGGGATACCTTTGAGGAAGCCGCAACAATTACAACATTTAGCGAACGCTCTTCTTTAATGGCTACTTCCTTACCATTAATCAACAAGCGCCATACACCGCCTTCGATAGAAATACGCTTGCTTCCACCGCCGGTATCGCCCATCAAGGCTTTAGTAGTGTCGTCAAGTTCGGCAACTTTAAGGTGCGCCGGCAACCCTCCATCTAACATAGCAAGTTCGTTGCTCATTATCTTCTCCATTTATTTACGACGAATAACCGCAGTGAACTGACGGTCGACTTGTAGCCCCGGCGGCAATAGGTCGGGGTTTTCCTCAAGGAACGCAGACATCGTTGATTGCGCTATACGCTTTTCTAATAAATCAACGGCATCGTGCTTCTTAAGAAAATCATAGAACGAACTCCAATCGCTCGTCCAATATCTTTTGCTGACTTTGCGAGAGACTGTGCCAAACTCTGTGCGCAAACTTTCTGCGCCAGTAGCTTTGCAAATCTCAAGTAATTCAGACTCAATTATTTTTTGTTGTTCTTCAAGATCGTCGTCCTGTTTTTTAAGTTCAGCACGTTTATCGCGAATCTTGATGTAGGTTTTAACTAGCTTATCAGCCGTAATATTTTCCATACTCTTCTCCATATAGTTATACCTATAATTTAGTACCAATATTTGACTTTGTCAAGAGTCCTCCAAAATATTTTTATAAAGGTCAATCATCTGTGTGTGGATGTCAATCTTAGACTGCAACATCTTGTACATTTTCTTTTCGACCGGCGAGCCTTGTAGATGCACGACTGTGGTGGGGTTGCGTTGTCCCGCACGATGTACGCGAGCGTTAGCTTGTAGATAAGTTTCTACTGATGTAATAGGGGAAAACCATACCACTACGTTTGCTTCGGTTAGCGTTACACCATGAGAAGCCGCTTGTGGTTGTATTACAAGGACTCTTGGATTAGGTGTTTCTTGGAACTGCTTAAATATTTCTGTGCGTTTGGTAGGTGGCACGTCGCCGTTAATAATCTCTGTTGTTATTTTGCTACGCTTTAGTTCTTCGGTAATAATCTCAATAGCATGGCGATACGGTACAAATACCAAAACTTTATGGCTTGCTTCTTCTATAACTTCTTTCAGTTCATTGATACGACTAGAAGCGTCAAATTCTACGACTTCGCCGTTGTCTGAATATACTGCACCGCAAGATAATTGTAGTAACTTGTTTAGGTTAGCCGCCGCATTTACTGTTGTGATCTGCTCACCTGCGGCAAGGGCTATCATATTCTTACGGATAATTTCGTAGTATTTCATCTGCTGTGCCGTAAGCGGAATGTCCCTAGTAACATAGGTCATATCAGGTAAATCTAAACAATCTTCTTTTGTAAACCGTATTGCAGGTTGCAATACGTCGTGAACTATCTTTTCTGAGTTTGGTTTCGGAACCCATTTGAACTGTGTAATCTTGTGCATTACAGTATCGCGGAACGAACCAAAGAATCGCGGGACGCCGCTAGGGTTTACTAGCTTGGCTAATCCGTAGGCATCCGTGGGGGATTGAGACGCGGGTGTTCCTGTCAGCATCCATAACCATGTGTTTGGTTTAAGTATAGAGTTCAACGTTTTCCATCTTGTAGTCGAAACTGTTTTATACGCGTTTGCTTCGTCTACGACAATTAGGTCAAACCCTCCTTGCTCAATAGCTTCTTTTATGATTCCTAATCCGTCAAAGTTACAGATAACAAACTCTGAACCACTATTGACGGCTTGAATCCGCTTTTCTCTTGAGTAGCTATGAGCGATAGAACATGTGCGGTGCATGGCAAACTTAAACAAATCGTCTTGCCAAGCTGATTGCATAATGGATAGCGGGCACAATACGAGCACGCGTTTAATAATCCCTAACTTCATTAGATAATCAGCCGCCCAAATTACGCTACCGGTTTTGCCTGTGCCCTGCTCGTTAAAGCAATAGGCACGGCGGTGTAGGGTTAGGAATGAGGCGGTTTCTTTTTGATGATCGAACGGTTTATACAAACCGGGCCACTCGTAGTGGGCAGTGATTGGGGATGGTACGTTTTTTATCTTTAGATTTTTTAATACTTGGGATTCTTCGATGCCCCACTTAACAACTACTTCCCCGCTATCTAACATTCTGCTCTTAGGTATAACCGTTAGTATGCGGTTTGGGTCTTTGACTTTTAGTAATAATGCTTTGTTTTCTATTATTTGCACTCTCTTCTCCGACGACAAATCGCTCAAAACACATGTTTTGAGTTGCACCTTACGGGTGCTAATCGGCTATCTCTCTGCCCAAGGAGGGAAGTTGTGTCTACGAAAGATTAGACCAACTAACTGGCAACGATAACTGATATGGTTATTT